GTACTATCCCCACAAAGGAACCGATGCTCTCCAATTTCCAATAAATCTCCCAATACAATATCTGTTTCAATGCCTCCATCAGGAACTTCGAAATAGTCCTCTTCGGCTTCAAGTTCTGTCGGGTTTTCAAACTCGGGTATGTCAAGCCCCCACTCTTCCAGTTGCTCGGAATCCCACTCATTGGATAACATATTCCAGTCCCACTCGCCAAAGCCTACATTGTCTTTGATAATAAACTGGCGCTGCTTGTCCTCATCCCAGTCTACAATCTCCACAGGTACTTCTTTCCATCCTGCCTCCTTCATAGCCTTAAGTCGCATATTGCCACCCAGAACAATCATATCAGTATTGACTACGATAGGTCTAACACTTGCCATCTCAGGAAGGTCCTTCAGTGATTGTACGAGCTTCGCAAACTTATCATCCTTGATTATACGAGGATTATTTGGATTGCTTTTAATTTCTTTAATTGATATCTTTTTCATTTCTTCTTCTTCACTTTAGCAGGCAGATTCTTCATCTGCTTTGGCGATGTCTTCTTGGCAAACTCCTTTGCGACCTTCGGATTACTTGCGTATAAAAACGCTCGCTGTGCTTTTGATTTGAATGGCATACTACAAATATACTATTCTATTTCGCCTTCTTCACGTAGCACCCTCTCTGCCCATCGTAGCGCAGGCTCACCGCCCCAAAGCAAGTATGATATCGTTCCGCACGCAGTGGTATCGCCCGGCTCATAGTATTCGGCTGCTCTGCTCAAGTACGAGTACATACGCTTCACCGTCTGCGTTGTAATAGTCTCCCGGTTCGCCAGTTGCTGCGCTCGTATCTTGCCCACCTGCGTAGCGCATCGGTTGTTGATCTCAGCGTTCAATCGAATTCCTCGTTCAGCCTCATCGCTTATAGCTTGAGGGTAGTCATCGTATGTTGCCATCACTTCTTGCTTATATATTGGTAGAAGTAAAGATAGTCATTCACAAGGCAATCATCCTGCACCAGTCCTGACTCAGCCAAGCGTATCGAGTAGTCTCGGTCCTCGCCCATGCTTATCGGCTTGTAGCCTATCTCCTTTGCTATGCTCGTCATCACCGGGTTGAGATGGTTCAGTGGTCTTGTGTACCTCATCGCTCCATCGTACCGCACTGGCTTCTCTGAGTACGCAAGTCCTGACTTGTGGATGAACTCAACTGGGATCTTGCCGTCCATAGTTATGATACCTCTGAAGCCTACCCCATAGGCATCTCTCCTCATCCAATGAAGAATCTTGTCAACGTAACTACCAGCAATCACATCATCATCGTCAATGAAGTTGATGTACTTGGTTGTGCAGTTGTCGACTGCGTACTGTCTCTTCTCGCCTATCGTATGCTCACGATTATCCTTCAGCACCACAACATCAACCTGATAATTGAGCTGAGGGTCAAGTAGTCCACGCAGGCGTTGGAGGTAGTTTTCCCTGCCGTTAATGGTCAGGATGAAGATGGTCCAGAGTGCCTTAGATTGGGAAGCCATTGCGCTTTCGGTGTTCAAACACTCGTTGCCCATGATCCCACGCTATCTTGCTATTCTCCTTCTGGTAGGTCTTGTCAAGCTTGCTCTTGCCTACTGTGTAGTGTCTGTGGTCGAACTCTAAGTTCTTATCGATCCGGTAGAATCCGTGCTTGCGAGCAGTCTCAGCGAGATCATTGTCTGCGAACATTGATATGTACGCAGGATGATACAAGTACCCAAGCTTCTCGTATGCCAGTCTGTTCATGATGGGTAGAGTCACGATGTCGCTGCGGATCCCATCGAAGACCTGCAAGACTACTGGCTCATCGCCATAAGCATCGAAGCGTTCAATGAGTTTAGTGTCCCAACCAAGAGGAGGGAACATATCATCGGAGACCAGCACCAAGATATCGCCCTGACTACGCTCGGCAGCAGCGTTACTTGCCTGCACCATGTTCGTGGAATCGCCCATGATGATTGTCACTGGCTCGTTATCGAATACCCGGTAGTAGTCATCGGCATCCGGGTCATTAGAAGATAGGCTGATGATCCACTCAATCTCATCGTAGTTGGTCTCAGCCATGACCCAAGCATTGTGACAGAATAGTGCCTGCTCGGACCTTCCGAAGCTGGGGTGGATTACGCTAATTCTCCGGTCCATATTCCTTCGATTAGGCAGTGCAATCCATCCAAGCATCTGGTTTTGCGTGTGTAACCTTCGCCCGATTCGGCTATGATTCGACCATTGCGAGCGATTACACGCCACCGCCAGAGTCCTTGTTTATCCTTGTAGATTTCGTATTTCATTGTGTTTAAGATAAATAAGGGGAGGCAACAACTCCTCCCCTTCAGACAACAAACTAACTATGAACGAATTTCGCTTTACGGAGCGTTTTAAGACACTTTCGTCTTAGAATGGTAGGTCACTACCGCCAACGTGGAGAACGTTCGCCTGAGGGCTTGTATTGGCGTTGTAAGGCTTTTTAAAAGCAACACTGAGATATTTCTCGCCAGCCTTGCTGGTCTTGACCCAAGCACTGAGTTCCATTGGTTCACCATTCACCTGGCACTTGCCCGTGTAGTCCGGGTGGGTTTCTTGTTGTTTCTTCTTGTTGGCGAACAGTGCGCCTGAGTTATCCTTCTGATCCATATTGATTTTGGTTTGGCGTTAAATATCGGAAACGATTCGATTCCTCCAAGCACTTAGTTGAATCTTCATCTTAAATTCATCAGTGAAGGAGATTTAATTTAAATGAAGGAACACAATCACATAAATAATTGTTTTACAATTACTATGAAGGAGTGAAGGAAACTTTTTGAACTTCACGGAAAAAAGGTCTTCCGTAAAAACATATAAAAATAAAAGAAGAAGAGAAAAGCCTATCTTCACTCGTTCACTTTTCAATGTAACTATATTGGTTTTCATTTCGTTAGATAGTGAAGGAGAAATTTCACATCCTTCATTATGGTGTTTTTTCCTTCACTGTTTTGGGCAAATTCTAACCCAAGTGCCACTACTTTGATGTTTTTTCTCTAATTCCTGCCCTTGATAGTTGGAAACCTCATTTAACCACTTGGTGAACTGCTTGACCGAAATCTTGGCGTGATCAGGGAACGAAGCCTTGAATTCCTCAGTTTTTTGGCTGCATTTGAAGAAATCGTTCAAAGGGATGAAGTCATTGTACCAGTTGATGAACTCTTCAGGAACTATGTTTAGGAGCTTTTTGTAGTTGAGATTGTTCGGCTTTGTCTTGACCAGTCCCTCACGCAGGTAATCGTGGACACATGACATCATGAAGTTATCGAAGAGTTGCCACTGATACTGATCCCAATCATCGTATAGGTTATGCCCGAAGTGGTCTCGTGGCGTGTACTTGGGCGAGAAGAACTGCTTGAGTTCGATTTCGTGCCTACGCCTATCGTGGCTTGCTCCTTGACCATTAACCACGTAGTTGCTGGTGATCATGACCTTTGGTGAGTCGGGGTATTCAATCTTGAATGTGTCCTTGTTTTTCTTCTCTACCTCCACGCCTTCGGTAATGATGGAGAAGAGCTTCTCAAAGTTGAATGCTTTGCTGACATCTTCCCAGACCATGACCTGAGTTGACAATTGTATGCGTTGGAATAGGAAGGACTTGTTCCAAGACCAGTTCTTCCCATCGAAAGTGATCAGGTTCTTGATGTGTGCTATGCCTTTGATGAATACTCCCTTGCCAATGCCTCCTTCGGGATTATCGCTGATGACCTCATCTGTCAGGATGATTGCTTTTGGGTTTGATGGGTCTTTGTACGAGTGGAGGATATAGCCTATTGTATTGCATAGCATTTGGAAGTTGTCGCAGTCTTGCCCAGCGCATCCGATGAGGTCTATGAATTGGAGAAACTCGTTGTTCTTGAAATCTAAGTCAGCGACTGCGTAGAAGTCTCTTGGGATGATTTGGTCATGCCATATGCAGTTAGGCAGGTTGATGTATTCGATTTCTTTCAGGGATTGCCCGGTGATTTCAAGTGCTTTGTTTTGAAAATAGAAGTACGCAGTCCTGCGGTCATCCTTCTGCCAATTTATGTCAAGGTATGGCAGCCACGCAATCTTCTCAGGCTTGAGGTAGTTGGCATCCAGTTGGTCTTCGATAGCCTGCTGGATGACTGACTTGCGAGTGCCATCGATTTCCTTTGGTAGCTTGTCAAAGTGTTCACGCACGATGTCACGTATGTTGTCGATTGTTATCTCACGCACTATACCGTTGAGAACCTGCACAATCATCCACGTTTGGTTGTTGAGTTTGTATCGATGGATACCATGCTTGACATAGAAGTCACGTAGCAGTTGCTTGTCAATTTTGAAGTAAGGCTTGCCGTCACGCTTGTACTCAGTCCAAAAGATGTCATCTGCGTTCTTGGAGGCTTCATCGATTATGTGGTTGGCTTTAGCCGGATTGATGCCGTACTTCTTCTCAAGGTCCTTCTGAATCTCGTATGAAGGCTTGCTCTGGTGTATCTGTGTGCGAGCATAGTGTACAGGCTCTTTGTCAATCATACGCTTGGTGTCGAACTCTTGAGTTCGTTTGTAGGCACTGCGTACTGTTGTTTCGATTTCAGTTGTTGTGAAGTCCTTCTCTTGGTACTGGCAACAGAACTGATAGGCTTGCGACTCAGGTATGCCGAAGCGGTTGAGGTCAGATGCTAACAGATGCACGAAGTTGTTGCGTCCATCACGGAAGTTCGCTGATTTCTCGATGCCCTTTAGGACATAGCGCATAATCCTATCAGGGTCCTCGCAGGTGAACGCAAGTGATGTGGTCTCTTGTTTCTTGTCAACTATGTGCGTGATAATTGACTTGGTTAGGAAAACCGGAGCATTGAGGTTAATGTAGATGTTCGGGTCATATGAATCAAAGCAAGCACGGCTGATGTCTTTGGCTTTGATGTCGAGCGTGGGTAGGTCGAAGTAGTCTTTGAGTGATTCAAAATATTCACCATGTTCCTCTATGCTTGGAGGTATGCGCACGATGACCTTGTAGCCAGTGCCACGTGGGGAGAGGAAGCAGCATAAGATGAACTCAGGCTTACGCATGATGTTCTCAAGCTTCTCCTCATCGAAGTCAAGGCAGATGAGTCCTGAGTGTTCTTGTATAGAGGCTGCGTTGCGCTGGGAGAAGATGCCTGACCATGTATAGACTGGTAGGCGTTTCTTGAGCAGGTCTTGTTGTTTCTTGTCTTTGATACCACGTATCTCTTCTATGAGATCACGTTGCTTGGGATTGGTGCGTATGCGCTCAAAGGCATCGATCATTGATATTTCTTTGCCTACATTGGTTTGTGTTACGGTTGCGAAGATTGAAAGCTTAGTCATAATGAAAGAACCCAAGCAGGTGAAGAGTAGCCCCTCTCCTCCCACTTGGGTGATAAATGTTTTTAGCTATGTCTGTAAGTATGGGCTACTACTTACTGCTACAAATATACAACAGTTATCGCCACTTCCATCCCGGAGGCACGAAGGTCGTGGTCTTGGTCTTGGCGATGCGAGTGAGGATGTCCACTGCGGTGGGGATGCCGTTGACCTGACGGCAGCGCAGGAAGGAGTGCAGGAGGTCGTAGTTGATGTTGATCATAGTGTGTTGGTTGGTTGTTGTTGGTCCCGATGGGGGATTCGAACCCTCATACCCCATATAGGGGATGTTACCATTTACATCAATCGGGTCGTTTTAGTATCGCTCAAGGAGTCTGTTCAGGTAGTACCGTGCCTTCTCAAGATCCTCCTTCGGTCTTCCTTTGTGCTTATATCGGCTTACGTACTTGATGATGTTGCCCTCGCAGAAGTCCAGTGAGTTGGCTTGTATGTACTCGATAGCTTCAATCTTTCCTTGCTTGTAGTGGCTTACAGATACTTCCAGCTCAGATGATTGAAGATTGCTCCCAATACTGCCGTGATTGCTACGGTTGTCCATAGTCTCTTTGCTTTGGTTTTCTTGTTCAGTTGCTTGTTGAGTTTCATAATAGACTGCTCCTGCTCATCGGTGAGTTCTTCCAACGTGGCTATGTGTCCGTCCTTTGCTTTGATTTTGGCTTCCAGCTTGGCACGTAGTGACTCTGAGACCTCCAGTGCAGCAGCCTGCTGGTCGGTCAGGTCCTCGCACAGTTGCAGTTGCTCCCGATCTGAGTCGGCAGTGACGAGATCTTGTACGAGCAGTGTGACCAGTCGCTTGGGCAGGTAGACGAGTGAGTCCTTACTTGTAGCGTTCTGTGAGTAGCTTGATAAGCTCGTCAGAACTATACTTAGAGATAGCAGCAGTCTTTTCATGGTTAATTCGTTTGAGGGTTTTGATACGGTTGCGACTCAGGTCAATCTCTTTGTAGAGAAATTTAAGCGAGTCACGCAGTGAGTGAATTTGCAAGTCATAGGACTGGCTGAGTTGTTCGTACTGCTCGATGCGAGCGATGAGTGAATCATTGCTTGGAGCAGGTGTGTACTCGATTCGTGGTGGCTTCAGTGCCAGCCATACGCACAAGAGTGTCAGGACTCCGATGGCGATGTAGGTGAGTTTTTGTGTCATTTGATATTATTTATGAGTATTGTTCTTAATAGAAGCAATCGCTCAAGATATGGTAAAAAAGACATATTCCCATTATTGCTTTTGATTACCGTAAGATGACTATGAATAAACTTATTGCAGTCATTTATATCCGTGCATGAATCTAATTTTATTGCGATGGTTGGTATAGTAATATTATTGAAATATTCTTCCAATTCTTGTATATCTTGATCCCAGTTCATTTGATATTGTTATAGTCTTGTACAAATTGTTCCCAAGTCCGTGCAACGAGATAGACACCACCTGCTGCTTCATATTCGGCTTTGATTTTCAGCTGGTCCTCTGAGAGCCTATCCTTGCCCCACTTGACCTCGATAGCTACCGGCACTGCAAAGATGCGGTCATCGTACTGGACTTTCTTCGTAGCCATGATGTCTGCGATGCCTTTGCGAGTACCTGACTTGCGCCACTTCTGAGTCTTCGGATCATAGATTCCGGTATTGTTGATACGGTCTGCGTAGCCTCCGGTGACTCGTATGTAGGCTTCGATGCAACGTGTGAGTGAGTTGGCTGAGTTAGCCACGAATGGAATTGTGGGGAAGTAGTGAGGAATCTTGGCTGCGTGGGGATACTTAGCCATCTTGAGGTCGTGGACTGCTTGGGTGAGTTCTTGTAGGGTCATACTGGGTCACGCAGTTGCTGGTAGATGCTTGGCAGGTTCGATGGCACTGGGCATATCTCTTCATCAATTTTGCGTAGGCGTGAAGATAGCGTATCGAGTTCAACCTGCAAAAGCTGAATGAAGTCTCGCTTGTGCTTGGTATAATCATGTGCTTTGTTGTATGTACGCAGATGGTACTTGCCGTTACGCCAGTCCTCGATGCGTTGGCTTAGGTCGAGATACCTATCGAATAGGTCATCCCGGTAGTGTATCAGTGATTGCTTGAGTTGGTTCATCTGAGACTTGTATGTTTCCGTTGATAAATTCTACCATTCCTGCGTAGAGCAGTTGCTTCTTTTCAAGCGGTAGTTCAAACATAAGCTTGAGCAGGTCACCCCAAACGGCTGAGTGTTCGCTGAGTTCGTCCATGTCATAGAGGTCTTTGATATGGTTGTTCAGAGACCTTGCACCATTCAGATATCTGTTTAGAATCATCTTGGACTCCATCTTCAAGTTGTCCTTGAGGAAGTACGCCCACCCCTCAGCCTGCTGGCTGAGGGTGATAAACATGAATAGGGCGAACTGGCGGTTAGTGATGTTATCGAAGGTTACTTTTTCCATGATATGGAGTAGGTTGATGTGCTGCGTTTGATTGGTGCGTGGATAGTGATGATCTCACCAGTGGACTGGTCCACGATTGTCATCGGTTCTTTGATGCTACGCAGGAACTTCTCTCGCTCCTTCATCTTCTCCTTCAGGAATGCCAGTGTCTCGTTGAACTCGTTCCAGGTAGGGTCTCCGCAGCCTGAGTAGTCATAGCTGACTCCGGCTTCCTTCAGGGCGAAGGTAGCACCGTGCTTGGTGCATTCCTCCCCTTTGGCGTACTTGTGCAGCTCATCGCAGACAAGCTCACGAATGCGCTCCTTTGTAGCCTCCAAGACCTCTGTGAGGTACTTGGATTGGATGGCAATGCTGATGGCATCGGTGTGACCGTTGTCGATGAGTTCAAGCAGTTGGTCTGCGTGTTGCTTGATAAGGTCTTTGGTGATGTCATAAGAACCAAGCATGACTTGGTCTCTAATGTCGAGGGGGTGTTGCATCTCAGTCATTGGTTACCTCCTTCAGTTGTTGAGCAGTGAGCTTGTACTTGCTTGTGACCTGGTTGATGTCACCGCCATTGGCAATCCATTTCTTGATCTCTGGTATCTTGGCATCAGGCAGAGGAATCAGCACTGACCCGGTAGAGCTTGCACCGTCATCATCGTCTTCGGCGTTGATACATAGCAGTGCAGAGATACAGTACCTCTTGAGGTATGTCAAGCCTCCTCCAGCGTTCTGGAGGTTGTTGGTATTGTTTCCAGTCATCGGAACGAATGCAACCTTGCTTGCGATGAACTGCCCACTCTCGTGCGTGAGCATAGTCACTACCTCTCCCCCTGCAAGATACTGGTGCAGGACGAGTCCGCAGTCGGTCAGCACTGGCTTGATCTTGCTCAATATTTCATCAAGCGTTGTGTAGGACCTTGTTCGATTCCCACCTACCGGAACAGTGCGGTCCTTGCTGATTCGCAGTTCGCTGCGATGGAATTTCAAGAGCGCAGGAATCATCTTGTCCTGCTTCTCGGACTGCCATAGCGAGTCCGTGTGCCACATGATGCCAGTGGCTTGGCTTGTTGTTGTTGTCATAGTTGTTTATCTGAATTTAAAGTCTTTCGTCATCTGATCGCAAAGCTCATACAGTTCCAGAGCAGCAGCGAGGTCAATCAGTTCATCTGCATAGTCATCGTCCTGAGTAATATCGAACTCGGTGCGGATGATGCTGGCAAGCATCGTCAAGTGCTTAGAGGTCAAAACTAAAGAGGAGTGTTCCATTGGCAGTTACATATATGTTAGTACAGTCTGATTCGAGCAGTTCACACCAGCGCAGGTACTGGCTGAAGCTATTGGTGACGAGCATCCTAATCATCGGTGCGCTTGTATAGTGGTTTGATGACTGACTTGAGGTACTCTATTCTCTCAGCACGTTGCTGGACGAGTTTCTGTGCGTGGGCGATGACCATCTTGGCAGTGTCGGTCATCGCAGTACCTCGCAGTGCAGCCTGCACGGTTGCAGTGCTACACCCGACTTCGTTGGCAATGGTAGTCACATCGCCAAACTTGAGGTCGCTGCGGAGTTGTTTGAGTTCGTGTTGTTTCATTGTGTTGTGCGTGTAGGATGCGACCCCCTTTGGATTATCTAAATTGAGGAGCCATTGAAAAGTTACCGTGAGCAAGTACATACTCACTACCATCATAAGACTTTTTTACTTTTTTACGTACAATTTGACCATCAACTCGCAAGGTAACGAAGTCATTAACTCTTGCTAATACTTCAGCTTTAAAAATGCAATTTGAATCACAGATTGATACTGCGGTGATGATTGTGTTGGGTTGGATAGTTTTCATAGTTGTTGTTGTTTTGTTGTTTTTTATTTGTTACATTTTTTTATTTCCATATTAGCTACATATATTGGATGTTCTTTGCCTATGGAAGCTTCAAGACTTTTAAGAGCCCAATATCTTACATTGTCATATCCTTGAACATCACGAGCTTTTTTAGCATAATGAAGTGAAACAGCTCCAGTAAATAATCTTAGTGCAGTAGCGATCAGTTGTGAATCGGTAAGTCTCATAGTTGTTGTTGTTTTGTTGTTGTTTGATGGAGCAAATATACAACGACTTTCGTAATTACCAACTATGAAAAGCACGAAAACACAACTATTTTGATAACTGATTGATATTCAGTAGCAATATTTTCACCTAACCTTGTTCAGTACACCTGCATAATCCTGCCGGACTCAGTCCAACCGGATCCAAGAGGCACTTGATCTATCTTAATAATCGCAAATTTGTCGGAATATGACTTGTCAACAAAAAACAAGTTATGGTTAGGCGTGAAGCCTACGCAGTCATATCCTTTGTTCGCAGCAAGCTTGAACAACGCTCTTGCAGTTGCTCCATAGTATGAGTTATTGGCAAATCGATGATTCCGCTCGTAGAATATGGTCAGGCTCTCGTTGTACTTGTAATTGTACTCAATGACTACGCACTTGGGTCGGTAGTTCTTAAGACTATCCCATACCCATAAGTCATTGCCGTCAATATCAACCGACATCAAATCGAACTCAGCAGGTAGATTGGTTGTTGCGAGCAGTTCGTCAAGTGTTTCGCCCGGCTCTAAGCTGATGAATGCTTTGATTGCCGTGACTCCTGCAAGTCCTTTAAGCTTATCAGCATCGCTGCTCCCTTCAATAAGCACGCCAGTCCATCCAAGCTCACGCAGTCGCTTTGTATTCGAAACGAAATGACCGTCTCCTGCCCCAAACTCGCAATATGTATTTGTGCATGGTATGTGCTGGAAGATTGCTTCGATAATTCCATCTTCCCCCGATTGCGAATAGATACTCTTAGCGAATTTATTGAGATGAATCATAGATGAATATGCAGCCTCGCTTTGCTCCTGCTGCCTGCGTGTTGTATTCGTATTTGAAGTTCTCACCGTATACCTTCTCGATTGACGGCAGTATGTAGGCGAAGTCGTAAGTGATGCCCGGATAGGTGTCATACCCGAAAGGCTTGCCAGGTACTTTAAAATCGTGGATAATCAGTATCGGCTTCTTCTCGAACTGAGCGAGCAGTTCAATCTCTTCACGCAGTGGGTTCTCAAACCAGTGAGCATCGAGGAATATGATGAATTGCTCATCCATCTTCGGCAATACATCCTTCAAGAATTGCCGTGAGTCAGCCAGTGCGTGAGTGACATTATCAAGACCTTGCAGTTCCTTCTTGGCTACCTCGTAGGTCTTAGCATCTATCTCGCAGGTGTAGACTTTCTCAAAGTTTGCAGCCAACCACTTGGTAGTATTTGCGTAGAATGTTCCGGTCTCAATTACCGTTTTAATGTTGTGGGTATCACGAATCTCAATGAATTTTTTCTCAAGAAAGTGATCGTCATTAAATGCCATATCTATTGTTATTTTTTGAATTTCGTGCTATCCACGCACACGCAGGAACAATGCTGATGAGAACTGGTATCAATATGACGAGTGTCACGGTTGAGCAGAATTATCGTTAGGCATATTATCAGTATCAGCAGGAGGAGTTCTACCTTCATCTTTAGTAAAGTTTGTTAAGAATTTACCCACTACGCCACTTCCCAGACATAGCATGGCGATGTCCTTCTCTCCCTCCATGATGCCATAGCTTGAGGCAAGAGTACCGACTCCAAGCAGCGTGTCACCAACTGCTCGCATGGTCTTGGTTGTAGGCTTCCAATAGTTACTCCACTTGATCATAGTAGTTGAATTTCCATCGTTGTAGGTGCTGTGCATTGACCTCCGTAGTATGGCAGCAGGTTGTAGCCGAATGATGGCTGCTTATTGTACATCATATACGCAGATTTATCATTCAGTTTGAACTCGATAACACCAGTAAATTGATCGTAGAAAATAGACACCTGATTCATAACCTCCACATTCGCCCACGCAAAGCCTTTGATGTATCGCTTGCCGTCCTCATAGGTGTACATTGCAAGGCGTATCTTGTTGTCAACTGCCTTCCAGCCGACTCGGATGCTATTGCTATGATGCCATCCATAAGACCAGCCGAAAAGCTTATTGAAATCCCCATCACATTCGAATACACCCGGCAGTTCCAAGCACGATGCACTGAACTTGACCATGTAGCTCATGAAAGTCCTACCCCAGTGAGTCTTGCCAAGACTCCATCCGGTTGAGTAGTGCGAGTTCTGAGGGATGATGATTATCATTTGACGGTGACTCCTTGCAAATATTGTTTCTGACCATTGGTATCGTATCCATTAATGCTCATGTTGATTGGCAACACACTCACCCATCGAGTAGCATCTGTGATAAGGAACGTAGCAGGCGGATTGATGAATTGCCAGCGACCTGCGGTGTTGATGTTGTTGAACTTAGTGCCTGAAGTCAAGTAAGGGATTGTATCGACAATCATCTTGCCGTAGGCACTTGCATCAAAGCTTATGAGCGTGCAATCGTACTGAGAGTAGATACCACCCACGTGAGCGTATCCGTCCTTCAGTCTTACGTGGAACGCAGCGATGCTTGGCTGCTGCTCTACGTGATTGCCGTAGATAAACACCTCCTTGACCACGTTGCTGGCGTTATCATCGAAGAACACCTCATACTGCGGTCCTGCCTGAACACCTTCGAAGATATTGTGCAGGATTTGCAACCCACTGACTGCGATAGCACGGATGGCTGCGAACTGACCTGCGGAGTGCCTGAACTTGCACTCCGTGACCTTTGAATGGTTGCACTGGCTTGCTGAGTTGCTGCCTCCGGTGAACCGAGCATAGTCGAAGTCTATGCTGATGTTGTTCTCCCAGAAGTAGCACTGATGTACCAGCGTACCCATCATCCATCCGCACTTGATTGCGGTGGCAAAATTGTAGAACCTACAACCTTCGAATGACGAGCCGTAGGTTGCCTGCACATTGATGGCATTGGATGTTCTGCCTGAGCCTAAGAAAGTCACGTTCTTGAAACGCAGTTGACAGTCTATACCTGCATTGGCTTCCGATAGGCTATTGTAAGACCTAAAGAATCCATTGGCTACGTTTGTCGGTATGGTGAGCGTAAAGCCATGACCATCGAGTTCAAGAATCTGGTTGTAGGCAGCAGGTATTGTCAGTGTATCCTGCATGGTTATGTTGGCAGCAAGATGAATGCTACGCACACTGCCCAACGATTGCCACGCAGCCTGCAATTCAGACCACATAGTGACATATCTCACCCCTCCGATACTACCTGTCCCACCACCACTACCAGCAGGACCCTGAGGACCCTGAGGACCCTCTGGACCAGCAGGACCGACTGCGCCCTTGAGAGGATTCGTGACCTTCACCCATCCAGTTGATTGCCATACGTAGCTCTCGCCATTATCGAGTATGAGCAAATCACGATTCGTGATGAGTGAATCAGGCTTGGTTGCAGGTAGCGTATCACGGTAGAACAACCGTGCTTGGTCGAGGTTAAACTCCATAGGAATCTTCTATTTTGATTTGGAAATGCATAAGGTCTACCGGACTCTTCCAGTCTGCTCCGCAGTCCACGTACTGCCTACTGGCTTGAATGAACTTGTCGGTGAATGGCTTTAGACCTTTGTCGATAGCTTGTTGGCGTGTATGCTTGAAGGGATTGTGGCTTGCGTTGAAATCAATCGCCATCCCGAACGAATGAATGCTGAGTGTGCTTCCTCCTCGCTTCTTCCTCACTACCCAGCAACCATCATAGGTACGTATCTCTTGAATCAAGTCCGCAAATGTCAAAGCCGTGAACCACACATCTACAACCTGCACGAATTTGCGGTGCATATAGATTATATTCGGCAAGAAAGGATTCTTCTCTTTGATGAATCCCGGCACTCGGTAGTAGTTCATGTTCTTGTGTTCCCAGTCCTGCGTGTTGACAGTGGGGTCACCGTAGAGTTGTATCAGCTTGCTGCTACTTACGAGCATAGAACTTGCCTTCTATGTTGTTGATACGCCTATCGTGTTCTTCAATCTTCTCCGTGTGCGTGATGACCTTATCTCTGGTCTGCTTGAAGTCTCGGTACATATCGCCCAACAAGAGCGCAATTACCGGGAGAAATATCAATGTAAACCATTGGTGCAGGTTCGTGACTACTGCTTGTTTCTGTTGTGGTGACATAGTTCAAATAAATGGGGAGGTGTTACCCTCCCCAAATATAATTGATTATGGAACGATTGGAACGTAGCACTGGTCGAATATTCCGTCAGGAGTATCGTAAGGGCAAGGAAGGCTTGAGTTCTGCCACTTGAGCTGCACCTCATAGGTCAACACCGCCTTCAGGTCATCAGCAACCGGAATCTTGGGAGTGATAGTCACTGGTGCGCCTGCGCCCCAAATCTTGCTGGAAGTCCTGAACCACGCAGTGTAGTCAGAGGAATTCTTGATGGCGTTGTAGAAGTTACAGTTGGCAGTCGAGTTCGGGTCTTTGTAAGTCAAGATATGCGTAGAGCCTCCGTTCTGAGTCTCAGCATCTCCGAAGCCAACAAGCTCCTCGATAGTACCACCGTCATACGTTCCACTGGTTGCCCAGATGACGATGATGTCACCGTTGCCAAGACCAGTATTCCATTCGGTCGGATCGCTTGGGTCTGTGAAGCTGAAGGTGTTCTTCACGAAGGCAATGGAGCGAATACGTGAGTATTCATACTCCGGGCATGGGTTACATGAGTATTGCGGAATTGCCCCTCCTCCGCAATTACTGGCAGGATAATATACTGACATTGTTTTTTAGTTTTAGCAGTTAGAACAATCGTTGATGCACGTGATATCGTAATCAGTCGTAATCGTGTAGTCAATCGCAAAATAAAGATGATCCGGATGAACCGGGTATCTACTCGCAGCAATCTTGTATTCGTTGGTGAAGATACCAACGCCATCATAGTTTGTTGTGTTAGCTTCAATCACGCATCCAAACAGACCTGCATAGTTGCTGATTTGCGAGTATGCAAGTTGTTGTTGTACGCCACTTGTCAGCAGGAAGCTCATCTGCTGAGGTTGTACTTGTAGTTTTTTCCTTTGTCCGAAGACGACCATGCGCATCTCTGCTACCTCACGTGCGGTGTTGAGTCCATCCCCAAAAAGCACTGCGCCCTCCTCGATGGAGGTACTGATGCAGCGGTGGTAGATTACTATCTCGAACTTATCATCGAATCCGCTGAACATGGTGCTTCCGAAGTTGGTGACCAGTGCAGGGATTGTGTCTTGTGCGTTGTTAAAATTACGAGGCAGCAATTCTGAAATACCGAAGAGCTTGCGGTTGTAAGTCTTGAGCTTACCAGTCGCAAGAGTGGTGTTGACTATCTCTACTATCTCGTTGAGGTATGGCATTACTTTAGTGTATTTGTGATGAACTCAGCAGCGACATCTTCAATCTGTTGGAACTCCTGCTCAGTAGGTTCGAAGATAATACCAAAACGGTCTTCTGCCCAGTTTGCCTTCTCGAAATTCAATCTATTGCTATATCCTAATCCGTAGGCATTCTCGCCCACTGGCGCAACACTGAAGTCATTCTGCATCTGCCCGGTGAAGAACA